AAGGCTTTTAGGGAGAGGGGAGGGAACCAGGGGGAGAGGACACGGCGGTTTCCTTTGGAAAAGGTCCGTCTCCTCTCTTCAGAACCGTTTTTCATCATGAGGATATATCAATGGCAGTAGTGACGAGTTCCCTTGTGTCGGCCCTGCGTGTGGGCTTCCAGCGTGAATTTCAGGATGCGCTTTCGTCCGCGCCGTCCCAGTGGGACAGGCTGTCCACCCGTGTGCCGAGCAGCTCGGCGGGCAATACGTACGGCTGGATTGGCCAGTTCCCCAAACTCCGCGAATGGTCCGGCGACCGCTCCTTCAAAAATATCAAAGAGCACGGCTATTCGGTGATGAACAACCTCTATGAGGCCACCGTGGACATCCCCCGCACGGCCGTGGAGGACGACGACATCGGCGTGTATGCCCCGCTGTTCCGCGAAATGGGCTATGCCGCCGGGACGCATCCCGACGAGATCGTGTTCGGCCTCCTCAAGAACGGCATGTCCGGCACATGCTATGACGGCAAGGCGTTCTTTGCCGTGGATCATCCCGTGTACCTGAACGCGGACGGCTCAGGCGACGCCGAAACCGTCTCCAACTGGCTGCGTCCCGCCGCCGTGGACGGAACGGTCACCGACGGGACGCCGTGGTTCGTGCTGGATGTCTCCCGCCCGCTGCGCCCGTTCATCTTTCAGGAGCGCACCGCCCCGGAATTGCAGGTCATCACCAATCCGGACAACGACTATGTCTTCATGAAGGACAAGATCCCCTATGGCATCCGTTACCGCTGCAACGGTGGGTACGGCTTCTGGCAGCAGGCCGTGTGCAGCACGCAGGAGCTGAACGCCGCCAATTTCGCCGCCGCCCTTGAAGCCATGCAGAGCTTCCGCGCCGATGGCGGGCGTCCCCTCGGCCTCGGTTTCGGCGGTGAGGCCGGGACGATGCTTGTCGTGCCCCCGTCCCTTCAGTCCGCCGCCCGCCGCGTCGTTTCCGCCGAGCAGGACCCCGACGGCGGCAGCAATATCTGGTACCGCGCCGCGACGCTGCTGGTCAGCCACAGGCTGATTTAGCGGAGCGAAGGCGTGGGAGGGGCTTTTCTTGTGAAAGTGCCCTTCTCTGGGCTCCTCCGCACGGCGTCAGCCGGAGGAGAGGCGGGGGAGTCCGCCTCAGCCGAACAAGAATGGGCGGATTGCCGCCGGAGGCATTTCTTTATGGCATACGCCACGCTTGATCAGCTTGTGAGCCTGTTCGGGGCGGACGAAATCCGCACGCTTTCGGACAGGCAAGGCACGGGTGAACTCGACGAAGCGGTCATTTCCGACGCCCTGGAGCGGGCATCCTCGGAAGTGGACAGCTATCTCGCGGATCGCTATGCGACGCCGCTTTCGGGCTCTGATCCTATTCCGCCCGTGGTGGTTTCGGTTACCGGGGACATCGCCCGGTATCGGCTCACCGGGGGCGACATCCGCGACACCGATCCCATCCGTGAGCGTTACACCAAGGCGCTTAATTGGCTGCGCGACGTCGCGGACGGCAAGGCTGGCATTCCCGGCCTGCCGCCTGCGGGAACGGAAACGCCGGGGGCCGTGTTGCTCGAACCGGGCACCCGCCCGTGGGATGGGGTGACGCCGTGAGCCGCACGCCGATGGAGGTTGAGGACGCGATTCTCGAACTGCTCCAGCCGCTCAGGGAAACGCCGGGAGCAAAGACCGTAGCGGCGTTTCAGGGACAACCGGACAAGGATACATGGGCCCGGCTGCGGCGCGGGTTTCCGGCGGTGCTGGTCCTGTACGCGGGGTCTCCCGCGTTCATGCCTTCGGGCCGCCGCCTTGAGGAACGCATGGAGTTCGAGGTCTACGTCATGGATAAAAGTTACCGATCGGCAGCAAACGGCCAAAAGCCGGAACCGGGGCACCCCGGAACCTATGCGCTGCTTGCCGCGGCCCGGGAACGGATTCTCGGCGTGCCGCCCCTTCCGGGCATGGGGCCGTGCCTGCCGTCCTCTATCCAAGGGTTCGTTCTGGATGGAGCCAGCGTCTACCGCATGACCGTTTCGACCATACACAATATTGCACTGTAAGGATTGGATATGACTGCAAGTCCGCAGACAAGGAATTACCTGTACGGCAAGGGCGAGCTGTTTTTCCGCGCCGTAGGGAGTGAAGGCTACGACCATCTCGGAAACGCCCCGGCCTTCACCATCAGCCTGACCGAAGAAAAGCTGGAGCATTTCAGCTCGATGAGCGGCACGAAGACCAAGGATCTCCAGCTGGTCACCCAGAAGGGGGCGACCGTGGCCTTCACGCTGGAGGAATTCACCACCGGAAACATCCTCCGGGCCTTCAAGGGCGCGGCGGTGGCGAAGCAGATGCAGGCCGCCGCGACGGTGTCCGGCCAGTCCGTCAGCGCCAACAAGGGCCTGTATACGTTCGTCGGCAAGGAGAAGCTCGGCTTCACGCGTCTGGAGCACGGCACGGTGGCCGGGGGGACGTTCGCGCCCGGCTCCTCCGTGGTGGGCTCGACGTCCAGCGCCACGGCGACCGTCGCCTATGTAACGGACGGGGTTTTGGAGTGCGTAAACGTGCGGGGGACTTTTGTGCCCGGCGAGGAGATCGCCGCCTCTGCAATCAAAGCCACGCTACAGGGGATCGCCCACGTCGCCGATGTGGTGCTCACGGACAAGGCCAGCGCGCCGACCGTCCGCTACCGTCAGGGCGTCGACTACGATCTCAACGCCCGCACCGGATTGCTGCGTGTCCGCGAATCCTGCTCCGCCGACACGGTGTTCCTGACCGCCGATTGCGAGTCTTCCGACGAGCAGCTTGTTGATGCGCTGACCGCCAGCGACGTCACCGGCGAACTGCTGTTCGTAGGCCAGCCCGATCAGGGGCCGGGGCTTGTCGTGCAGTGCTGGAAGGTGACCCTTTCGCTCAGCGGCGAGGTCGGCCTCATCAGTGAGGAACTGGCCTCCATCCTCATGACCGGCGAAGTGCTCGCCGATGATCTGAACCATCCCGAAAGCCCGTTCTTCCGGGTGCGCTATCTCGGATAACCGTAAAACATATTGTGAAAATGAGGGAACCCTTCCCTGAAGAACCGCGTTTCCTTCTTTTCCAGTTTCGTTTCCAAACGGCAGGGACCTACTCCGCGCCGCCTCCCCACCAGTCGAAAGTCTTGGGGAGGGAGGGGCGCGGGGAGGGAAACCTTTCTTCAGAAAGGTTTCCCTCCCCGCATCATTTTTTTCCCGACAAGGATACCCAATGCGAAAATCAGCTGAATTCACGATGGAAAACGACAAGGGCACCCTGAGCGTGCGCCTTCAGGAACTGACGGTGCGCGAAGTGCTGGATATGTGCGAGCAGTTCGGCAAGGGCCCGCTGGTCCACGATTTGGAGCGGCTGCTGCCGAGGATGTCCAACCTCACTACCAATGACCTCATGGACATGACGCCCGGCGAGCTTGAGATGCTGTGGGAGCAGGTCAAGGAGGTCAACGCGGCTTTTTTCAGGATAGCCGGGGCGTTGGGCTTCGGCAGGGTGCTGGAGGCGTTCCGGGCTCAGTTGCGCAGCGATCTGATGGAGGCGGCTCTGAACGGGAACTCCTCCGTACGGTGATGCGGCTGGCGGGGGCCGGGCACAGGGACGTATTCGAGTATGGGTGGAGCGCGTTCGTCGAGGCGCTTGAGGCCGAGGCGCAGCGCCGGGACGAACGCATGAAGGACGCCGCCCTTGCCCTGCGTGTGGCGCTGCATACGGACGGGCGGCAGTTCAAAGCCTTTCTGGAAGCATAGGAGCGGGACATGGGACATGGCGGCTATACGCTGGAACTCAGCCTCAAGGATTCGGTTTCCGCGGGGTTGAAGGATATGGGCCGGGCGCTCTCGAATGTGCGGGAACTGGTGGGCTCGCTCCGGGCTGATGTCTCCGCGCTGAACAAGGAGTCCGGGCAGGCCGTTTCCGGGCTGGATCTGGGGAAGCTGGCGGAAGGGGCCGCCGATCAGCTGGAAGGGCTATCCAAGGGGGCGCTTCAGGAGCTGGATGCGGCATTCCGGGACAGCGGCAAGACGATGGCGGATTACTATGCCGAGCGGCGGCGTCAGGCGGGAGAAACCGCTGACATGGAGCGGGAAAACGCTTCGGAACAGGCCGAGCGGATGGCGCAGGAGCTGGAAGCCCGGAAGGACGCGTATCAGGCCGAGCTGGAAGCTTTTGTGGCGCATGGGCAGAACTGGGCTGAGGCGCAGCAGGCACAGGCGGATCGGGAAGTGTCCATCAAGGCCGAGCAGGCGGAGCGTGAGAAGGCGATCGACGCCCAACGGCTTGAAGGGGCGTTGTCGCTGGCTGGCGGCATGGCGGACGCCATGAAGCAGGTCTACGAGTCCGGCCTTGCCCAGAGCAAGGGCGTGTACCAGCTGTATCAGGCACTGGCCATCGCCGAGGCCACCATCAGCACCTACAAGGCCGCTCAGGCCGCGTACGCGCAGGGCATGGAGTGGGGCGGCCCGGTGGTGGGCGCAATCATGGCCGCCACCGCCGTCGCCGCGGGCATGGCCCGTGTTGCCGCCATCAAGAGCACGCCGCTGAAAGGGTTCGCGTTCGGCGGGCTCATCGGCGGGCAGGATAAAGGCGAGCGGGCGGACAACGTGCTGATCCGCGCCACGCCCGGCGAATATATGCTCGATAGGCCCACGGTACGCCATTACGGGGTATCGGCTTTGGAGGCGCTGCGGCGCAGGAGTGTCCCCCGCGAACTGCTGGAGCCGTTCGCGTCGCCGCGTCTCCCTGCATCGGGAGGCAAGCGCACGGCCTATGCCCTCGGCGGCGAGATCGGAAACGGTTCCCTGACGGAAGGCGGCAAGGCGTCCGGCAATGAGGGGCTGACCGTGATCAACGTTATGGATTTTCAACGTGAATTCGATCGGGCGCTGGCTTCGACGCGGGGGCGGCGCGTGCTCATCAATATTTTGGGCGAGGAAGGGATTGCGTCCTGACGCCCTGTGCGGGCCGTGCGCCTGAGGAGGAAAGCAATGGCATTCAGCGGCAAGATAACGGCGGCCAACCATGCAGACCTTTTGACCAAAGTGACGAACTTCATCACGGGCGATCCGGGCACGCCGGGTCGCGACTGGACGGTGGCGCGTCAGGATTCGCTGGCATGGGGCCCGGCGACGGTCTTCCGCAATACCGGGCTGTCCGGTTCGGAAGAGGTATACGTGGGGCTTTGCGCCGCCACGTATACCGACGGCGTGAAGGGGGGGCTTGTCTGCAAGGTCTACAAGGCCTTCGACAGCGCGCCGGGCGGAACGGGGTTTCTGGATACGGCCTACGGCAACGGGACGGGGCAGAACGGGACCCATGCCTTCCTGCCTTGCTGGAATGCCGCCATGAACGTCTGGATCTGGAGCAACAAGGCGCGCGTCGTGATCGTGGCTGAGTGCAACGGGGTATACGCCAACGCCTATCTGGGGCAACTCCGGCGTTTTTCGCTGCCGAGCGAGAACCCGTGGCCTTTGGCCTGCCTGACGGACGGCTACACGGCACGACGCCATCACGAGCACGGGCTCGCGCGATGCGGATCTGCACAGGCGGAATCTGGCATTCGTACGGCGGGGCTCTTTCCCCTTGGCAACGACCTTTTCTTATTATCACGTCTGTCATCAGATTTGCAGGCCGGACGGCGTATGGACCTCGCACTTCGCCATTTGCCCCACGACCAGCCTGCTGGGCTCGTCGAGCGGCTATGAGACGGACATGAAGATAGACACGCAGGGGACGGGGATCGTGTTCCCGGAAGGGACGCCGCGCCTGCTCCTGCCCATGTACGTCATCCAGCTTGAGAACACGGGCGACTACACCGGGGCGTCGGCCATAGGCGAGATGTACGGGGTGCGCTGGGCTCCCGACTCGCTGGCCGGCATTGAAAGCGACGTGGACGGCTACATACTCTTCCCCGACGTCAACCGGGTGGAGTGGCATAGCTTTATGGCCATAGGAGATGAATGATGGCGCAGCCCTGCAAGGTTTTCAGCTACACGAACGTAGGGACGGAGAAAGGCGTGCTCGCCAACATCGCCAGTGCCGCCCAGGCCGGGGGGTGGACGGTGGACAAAAACGCCGTGGACGCCGACGGCGAACTGTATCTGCACAGTGCGGGCGGCGGGAACCGGCGGCTCTTTTTTTCGCTGCGGCTCTTGCAGGCGCACGACAACGCGGAGCGCTTTCTGCTGGCCGTGCACGGCAATACGGGGTTCGACGCTTCCGCGGCATGGGACGCGCAGCCGGGCCGGTTCACCGAAAGGCTGGCGCACGGCTATTGCTCGCGGACGACCGGGAAACCCATCTGGCTCAGGACCCCGGGGAAATACAGCATCACGTCCACGGGCTGGTGGATCCTGCCGCCGGTCGCCGAACAGATCGTGCTGGTCTGCCCGACATTCGTCATGACGGCGATGCGGGTGGTCTACACGTTTTCCGACGGGGCCAATACGCCGTATTCGGGCTGGGTGCCTCTGATGTTCGGAGCGGCGGACGGCTTCGATGCCGAGACGGAACTCAACATGGTGCTGTGGTCGGCGTGGAGCGCGAACAGCGCGATGGGGCTCATGCTTTCCGCGCTGTACGTGGCCCAGCGGGACGTCAACAACGAGTATTATTTTTGCAACAACAACTACGGCAACGTGGGGCTGCTCTGGAAGGGGGCCAATGCCGAGAAATTCCCGCCCGAGGGGACCTACGGCTACAGGACGAGCCCGCTTGCGTCCAGCGTGGTCCGCACCAGCGTCACCGTACGCAATGTCATCGGGCGGGTGAACACAGACTACTGCCTGACAGGGACCGTCAACGCGGGCGGGAAAACCATAAACTATACGCATAAGGGCGGGGTCTGCGCATCGGTCCCCCAGTACAACGCGGCGCTCCTCCAGAACAGCGGGACGCTCCGGCACATGCTGATCAAACCGCTGCTGTATGTCTGCAACGGTGCGGACGTGCGCCTCGCGGGCGAGCTCCCATATTGGGCGGTCAACCTGCATGGGCTCAAGCCCAAGGATCGCATCAGCATCGGGAGCCGGGTGTTTATGGTCCTGCCAGACATCTCGGACTCGGATGAGATCGGCCTCGCCGTTGAGGTGGAGGCATGATTTTCGAGGTGCTGTGGCCGCGCGCGGGCGGCGTCCCGGAGTGCTCGTACAGCGTCCCCGGCACATCGGGCGCGTGGATCGGCGACGCCCCGCACCGGGGGGACGAAGTGCGGCATGAGGCCACGCCGCTCCCCCGGCCCTCGGGGCACCGCATGGCCGAGAGCGTTGCGGACCTCATTTACGGGCAGATCCATCTGTATCCCTCGGAAGTCCATCTGGGGCTGCTCTCGGGGATGGAGGCGCTCGACGTGGTGCTCTGGAACGCGACGTTTGCCCCCGTGCAGCTCGTCGGCGTCAACAGCGCATCGTCCGCGGGCACGACGCTTTCGGGGTTCCGTCCGGGGGTGCTGCCGCCTACCGGCGCGCTCAAGGGCCTTCTCACCGTGTTGTCTTCCGGCCCGGCGCAGCAGGATACGACGTATACGTTCGTTACCGGCATCGGGGAGCGGAGCCTGACGATCACGGCGTCGCGCGTGCTTCTGTTTCCGTTCTGGCCCGATTGGTCGGATGGGTTGGAGATCGATTACGCGTTCGACACCGTGCTGACGCGGGGCGAGAACGGCGACGAGCAACGCCGCCCGTTGGCGAAGCGTCCCCTGCGGACGCTCCGGGCCACGATCTGGGGCGACGGCGTGAACGGGCAGCGGCTCCACCACCTTGTCCAGCACGGGAAAGATCGCGTGTTCGGTGTCCCTTTGTGGCAGGAGGCGCTGGACGTGACGGACATCGACGCCACCCGGCAGGTGCTCATGCTTGGGAGGGATTTCAGCGACTGCTGGAATCTGACGCGGCTGTGCAATTTGATCATGCTGCATGAGCGCCGGAGCGGTACATTCATGGCTTGCTCCCTGCTTTCAAGGGACCCGGCGGGCCGGACGCTTTCCGTGACCGCGCCGGTTTCCGATGTGTTCGCGGGTGGCGCCACGCGGCTGGTCCCGCTGTTTACGGG